ACAGCACTGTTGGTTGGGTTGCAACTTCAACAGTTGGTGCAACAATAGCGTAATAATTAATTTAGTGTGGGCTCCGGCCCACACAAATTTAAGGAGAAAAAATTATGGGAACAAGTATAGTAAGTCCTAAAAGTAAAACATTAGTCCCTGCTACAACATCAGCAGACAATGATTCTATTGCAGGCACACAAACATTAGGTGGTGCTGGTAATATGACTCTTGCTGGAACAGCATCAAGCTTTGCACCAGCTGGAACGGGATTATTTGTTACAGTAACTGGAGATGGTGGAACTAATTTAACTGGTGTTACTTTTACAATAACTGGAACAAATGCTTTAGGTATAAGTGCTTCAGAAGCTCTTAGTGGACCTAACGGAGCAGCTACAGTTACAAGCACATTAAAATATAATACTGTAACTCAAATAGCTGTCAGTGGTGGAACTACTACAGCAGTTAGAGCAGGAAACGCAGCAGGATCTGGAGGATCTGAACAAACAGTATTTGCAGGAAGAACTAGATTAAGAGAATTATTTGGTACAACTGCAGCAACAGCCAACACAGTCACTACATTTTTTAATGGTGGTCAATCACAAGGAAATGAATTGTTTGCTGTACAAAATCCTGTAGCAACTCAAACTTTAATTAATCCAGCTTCAGCACATGGAGGAATACTGGCTAATGAAGGTTTATCTGTAAATCTACCAACTAACAGTTTCGTAAGTTTAACAGTATATTTTGACGGGTAGGTAGCAATGGCTAATACTACTTCACAGGCCTACAATTTTGATCAGGACCTGTCAATCGATGAAATTATTGCAGATGCATACGAGCGTCTTGGTTTAGTAGGTACAGCCGGTTATCAAATTAAAACTGCTAGAAGATCTTTAAACATTCTGTTTCAAGAATGGGGAAACAGAGGAATTCATTTTTGGGAAGTAGGAAATACAAATGTTAATTTAGTAGTAGGTTCTTCAACAAATGTAGACGCTACTGCTGAGGGTTCTGGAGTATATACTTTTTATAGAAATGCAAGTGATGTACCTGGAGGTAATGAACCACCACAAGCTACAACAGTTCCAACAGCAAATGTTTTTGGTATATCAGATATTTTAAATGTTACTTTTAGACAAAATTATAACACAACAAATCAATCAGATATTGGTTTAACAAAAGTTGCAAGAGATGCATATTCTGCAACAGCAAACAAAGCATCACTTGGAACACCTTCACAATTTTGGGTACAAAGATTTATAGATAAAGTTACAATAACACTTTACCCACTACCAAATGCAACAGCTGCATCTAATTTTATAAACGTTTATTATGTTAGAAGAATTCAAGATGCAGGAGCCTACACTAATGCAAGTGACACACCTTTTAGATTTGTACCTTGCATGGTTTCAGGACTTGCATATTATTTATCTATGAAGTTTGCACCACAAAGAACACAAGAAATGAAATTGCTATATGAAGATGAATTAGCAAGAGCACTATCGGAGGATGGATCAGCGGCGAGTACGTTTATTACACCGAAAACCTATTATCCAAATGTATAATGGCAAGATTTGCAAAAGGAAGCAGAGCATTAGCGATATCAGATAGATCTGGTGCAGCTTTTCCATATAGAGAAATGGTAAAAGAATGGACTGGAGCGATAGTACACATTTCAGAATTTGAACCAAAACAACCACAATTAGAACCACATCCAATAGGAGCAGATCCACAAGGTTTAAAAAACGCTAGACCTGCAAGAGTTGAATTTCCAGTGCAAGATATTTTACCCAACAATCCATTTACTACAACAGCTGGATCTCCAACTTTAAGTGTTTCGTATCCATCAAATCAAATAAATGAAGGTACAACACACGTTAGATTTAGAGCAGTTAAATCAATAGTGGGTGGTGTTGCTATTGCAACTTTAGAATTATCTGCAACATTAAACGGTGCAATTAATGATACTGTTGATACAATTGTTTTAGATGATGCCACTGCTTTTCCAACATCAGGTTTTATAGTTATTGAAAAAATAAATGCTACAAGTGGTGCATTTGAAAATGAAACTATTCAATATGCAGGAAAAGCTGGAAATAATTTAACAGGTTGTACACGTGGAACAGCTGCACCTTTTAGAGGAATCACACCGTCTAATACAAAAGCTGGATCTCATGCAAATGGAGCAAAAGTATTTGGTTCTTATTTAGCAACAGCGATTGCAACAACAGAAGCTACAGGAGCTCAACCTGCTACAAGAACTTTATACAATTCTATAACTGTGCCTTTAGTATCTAATGCTACAAGCACCGAAACAGGAGGCGGTTTTCAGTGTACAATTGGACCCGTAAATGATAGAGCTTAATTATGGCATATAGTTATTCAGATTTAACAACAGATATTAGAAATTATACAGAAGTAGATTCTAACGTATTTACTGCCGCTGTTATTAATGGATTTCTTCGTAATGCAGAACACAGAATTAATTTAGATTGTCCTATGGATTCTGATAGAATTCAAGCAGAAGCTCAATTTGCAACGGATTTTAATACAATAACAATGCCTACAGGCACTTTGTTTGTAAGAGGTATACAAGTATTTGATTCAACAACTGCTACTACAGGTGAGGGAGTTTGGTTACAAAAACGTGATCAAACTTTTATATCTGAATACATAGGAGAGTTGACAGGAACAAAAGGTGGTTCAGCAGGTCAAGATACAACAGGACTTCCTAAATATTATGCCATGTTTGGTGGTGCTACTACTGGAACTAGCACGGCTACGTCAGGAGCAATTTATATAGCTCCTACACCAGATAAAAATTATAAATATATTATATACTATAATGCTATGCCAACAGGTTTAGAGACTAATACAAGTGGAACTTATGTAAGTAATTACTTTCCGCAAGGGCTCTTATATGCCTGTTTAGTAGAAGCATATTCTTTTTTAAAAGGTCCAACTGATATGTTGACATTATATGAGGGAAAGTATAAAACTGAACTACAAAAGTTTGCAGCGATGCAAATTGGAAGAAGAAGACGAGACGATTACACGGATGGTACAATAAGAATTCCAATCGAGTCAGCGCCTCAGTAATAGGAGATTAATTTATGACAATAACATCGGCAATATGTAATAGTTTTAAACAAGAGATTTTAGTTGGAACGCATAATTTTACAGCGTCTTCTGGAAACACATTTAAAATAGCTTTATACTCAAGCAACTCAGCAACTTTAAGTAAATCAACAACAGCTTATACTGCACCATCAGATGGTACAGCTGATCCAACAAACACTTATGAAGTAACTTCAACTTCATCTGGATATACAACAGGTGGAAATAGTTTAACAAGTGTAACTCCAGTTTTATCTGGAGATACAGCGTGTTGTAAATTTTCTGATACAAGTTGGGGTTCAACAGCTTCTTTCACAGCAAGAGGTTGTTTAATTTATAATTCATCTGCTTCAAACAAAGCAGTTTGTGCTATTAACTTTGGTTCAGACAAAACTGTAACAAGCGGAACTTTTACAATTCAATTCCCAGCTCAAACAGCAGGTAATGCAATCATTCAGATAGCATAAGGAGAACGTCCTTATGTCGATAGCAAAGACATTTACAGTTACGGTAGTTAGCACCGGTTACGGTAATAAATATGTTATTGATGGAGTCCAACAAGACACCGTAATGATCGGTGCTGGTCTTACTTATAGATTTGATCAATCTGATAATAGTAATAACAATCATCCTTTAAGATTTTCTACAACAGATAATGGTACACACTCAGGCGGTGTTCAATATACAACAGGTGTCACAACAAACGGTGTTCCAGGAAATGCTGGAGCTTACACACAAATTGAAGTAGCTAATGGTGCTCCTTCAACTTTATATTATTATTGTACTCAACACTCTGGAATGGGTGGACAAGCAAACACTGATGGTTGGGGTCGTTCTTATTGGGGACAAATGGATTGGGGTGACGCTAATGTTGTTGAGACTGGATGGGGAAGAAATACTTGGGGTTATCAAGCATGGGGTGAAACACCTATCGTTACACTTACAGGACTATCAGCAACAGCAAGTGTTGGAGTTTTAGATGTACAACAAAAACCTGGTTGGGGTACTTTAAACTGGGGAGAAAATGGATGGGGCTCAGTTGAATCAGCAGTGTTTAATATAACTGGTTTATCTGCTACGACATCTTTAGGAACTTTAGGAGACATTCCTGATCAACAATTAACTTTAACAGGAATTGAAGCACAAACAGGCCTTGGTTCGTTAAGTACAAAATCTGACGCTACCTTCACACTAACAGCACCTTCTCAAATGGTGTCTTCACCTGGGTTATTATCGCTAGATTCACATTCAGTTGGCGTAGGTGGTCAGTCTGCTACAACTACATTAGGAACTGTTACTGCTGTAGAAGCAACCGGTGTAGATTTATCTGGTTTATCTGCTACGACATCTTTAGGATCTATACTTTTCTCATCTGATCCAACTGTAGCTGTTTCTGGTCAATCGGCCACAACAACTGCAGGTTCTTTAGCTCCAGCAGATGTTATGGGATTAACTGGTCTAAGCAGTACCTCTTCTTTAGGTTCAGTCACTCAAACTATAACTTCTACTGTAAATTTAGATGGTCTTGGTTTAACAGCTACCACTAGTTTAAATGATGCTAAATTAATACTTAAATATTATCAAAGAATTGTCCCTAAAACTAGCACAGGATATACTCGAAAAACACCAGCATAATTATGTTTGACTTAAAACTAAATAAACAATATAAATACAAAACTTAGGAGAATAAATAATGGCATCAACATTTTCAGATCTTGGTATAGAACTAATGACAACTGGCGAAAATGCCGGTACATGGGGAACAAAAACTAACGCAAATTTACAACTTATTGAACAATTAACTGGTGGTTATTTAGAAGTATCTATTGCAGGTGGTGCGCAAACTACAGCTTTAGATATTGATAATGGAGCTCTTACAGGTACAGCTCAACAAAAAATATTAAAATTCACAGGTACTATTACTGGAAACCAAATTGTAACTTTTCCATTACTTACAGAAAATTTTTACATTATTGAAAACGGAACTTCTGGTGCATACACAGTACAATTAAAAGCAGCATCTGGTTCAGGTGCAACTGTTACTTTTGCTACAGATGATAAAGGATACAAACTTATTTATCTTGATGGTGTTGCAACAAACACTGGAGTTTTTGAAGCTTCTGTAGGTGCTGGTGGTGATGTAACTCTTAATGGTACACAGACTTTAACAAACAAAACTTTAACCTCTCCTAAAATTGGAACTTCAATTTTAGATACCAATGGTGCTGAATTATTTAAACTAACTGCAACAAGTTCAGCAGTAAACGAAATAACATATGCAAACGCAGCTACGGGAAACAAACCAACATTTACTGCAACTGGTGATGATACTAATATTGGTGTATCAATCCAACCAAAAGGTTCTGGAACGGTTACTATTGATGCCTTAACTTTTCCAGCAGGAGATGGATCAGCAGATCAAGTACTTAAAACAGATGGTAGTGGTACTTTAAGTTTCACTGATATGGGTGGTGGATCTGTAAGTTGGCAAACAGGTGCTATTAAAACAGGAGATTTCACTGCAGCAGCAGGAGAAGGATATTTTGTAAATACAACTTCAGGAACAATCACAGTAACACTTCCTTCATCACCAAGTGCAGGCGCTATTGTGGCTATCAAAGATTATGCAGGAACTTTTGTTGATAACAATGTTACTGTTGGAAGAAATAGTTCTAACATTGATGGAGTTGCACAAGATGGAAATTTAAATGAAAATAATTTAGCAGTAACATTTATTTATATAGATGGTACTCAAGGATGGAAAGCTATTAACTCAGACGCAGGAACTTATGGTCCTGGTTACATTCAAGCATCAGGTGGAGAAGAACATATTTGTGGTGATTTTAAAATTCATACTTTTAACGGACCTGGTATTTTTAATGTAACAAGAGCAGGAAACCCATCAGGTTCTACTCAAGTAGATTATATGGTAATTGCAGGTGGTGGAAGTGGTGGCCCTAATTCACAAGCTGGTGGTGGTGGAGCAGGAGGTTTTAGAGAATCACACTCTACTCCAGTTTCAGGATCATACACAGCAAGTCCATTAGCTACACCAACAGGTGTTACTGTATCAGCACAAGCATATCCAATTTCAATTGGAGCAGGTGGTACAGGTCCAGGAGCTCCCGCAACAGGATACAAAGGGACACCTTCTGTAGCTTTAGGAATTACATCAGCAGGTGGTGGCGGTGGTGGAATATCTGGAGGAGGCGGTTCAGCTGGAGGATCCGGCGGAGGCGGCGGAGAAAATGCTAGTGGTGGATCAGGAAATTCACCATCTGTTAGTCCACCTCAAGGAAATAGTGGCGGAAGCTCAAGTCACCCTTCTGGAGCAGGTGGTGGCGGAGCAGGTGCTGCTGGAGGTAATACTGCAGGTCAAAATGGTGGTAATGGTGGTACGGGTGTAACAACAGAAATTACTGGTGCTCCTCAAACTTTTGCTGGTGGTGGCGGCGGTGGAGGTTATTCTCCAAGTGGATCAGGTGGAAACCCAGGACCTGGCGGTGGTGGTCAAGGTGGAGATTATAATAACCCTGAAAGAAGTGGATTTGCTGGTGCAATGAATAGTGGTGGCGGTGGTGGTGGTAATGGTTGGCCTACACCAGGTACAGGTGGAGCAGGTGGATCTGGAAAAGTAGTAATTAGGTATAAATATAGGTAGGATAAAATTATGGCACATTTTGCAAAAATAGGAATGAACGGAAAAGTTATCGGGGTAACACCTCTAGAAGATAAACATTTATTAAATGCTGATGGTGTTGCAGATGAAAGAACAGGTCAAGAATATTTAGAAAAATGTAATAATTGGCCCGCAGAAATGTGGATTCAAACTTCATACAATACAATAGCTAATACACATTCATCTGGAGATAACTCAAAAGCATTTAGAGGAAATTATGCTGGTATAGGAATGACTTGGGATGAAGACAATCAAATATTTAAACATCAACAACCTTTTCCAAGTTGGACTTTTGATTCTGCAACAGCAAGTTGGGTATCACCTGTTGGTGACCATCCAGCTTATACAGATGAGCAAACTGAACAAGTAACTGCAGGTACACATTCTTGGGAATATAAGTGGAATGAATCAACACAAACTTGGGACTTGACAGACAAATTGGCATAGATTAAAAATGGTGGTGGTATGCAGAAGAAAGTATTAACAGAGCAAGCTCTATATTACGGTGACGTAACAATGCCCAAAGATTGGGATATTGACCGAGATAAATTATCAAACGACATTTTACAATCTACAATCAATAACACAGAATTTCCATTCTCACGAACTTGGGACATGTTGAATACTTACATAGTTGAACATGTATATTTAGAACATAAGATCCAACTTATTAATAAAAAAACTTGGGGAAATACCTATAAACCTAATCAACAAACAGAACCACTATTAGATGTTGATCCAGTTGATTTGAGAAACTCACCTGATTTTACATTACTGTATGGTGTAAAAGTTGAAGATTGTAATGTTAGAATTTATTTTGATGATAATAGAAGAAAAAATAGAGGTTGGGACATTACTTTAGAAAATAATATGTTTATTATGTTTCCTTCAACAAACATGTACACCCTTACAAATAAACAAAAAGAAAGTTTAAACATAGTTCAAACAATAACTTATGAATATATCTAATCATTACTGGTATTTTAAATCTGCAATACCACCTAAAATTTGTGATGACATAATTAAACATGGTTTATCACAAGCAGAAACTATGGCTAGAACTGGTGATTATGGAGATAAAGAACTTTCTAAAGATCAAATAAAAGATATGAAACGTAAGAGAAATTCAGATTTAGTATGGCTTAATGATACTTGGATATATAAAGAAATACATCCTTATCTAATAGAGGCTAATAAAAATGCTGGTTGGAATTTCCAATGGGATCGCTCCGAAGCTTGTCAGTTTACAAAATATAAACTTAATCAATATTACGATTGGCATTGTGATAGTTGGAACAAACCCTACGATAAACCAGATACTCCTGAACATGGTAAAATTAGAAAACTATCTATGACTTGTCAGTTAACAGATGGTTCTGAATATAAAGGTGGTGAATTAGAATTTGATTTTAGAAACTATGACCCGCACATGAGAGATGAATCAAAACATTTAGTAAAGGTAAAAGAAATACTTCCTAAAGGTTCTATTGTTGTATTTCCATCTCATGTTTGGCATAGAGTAAAACCTGTTACAAGCGGAACTAGATATTCGTTAGTTGTATGGAGTATTGGAGATCCTTTTAAATAATGTATATCAATAATTTTTTTAGCACACCTATTTGGTCAGAACGTAAAGCAGATTTTATTACTTCTTTAAATAAACACTCAAATAAATATATAAAAGAAGCTCGTGAAAGAAATAAAGATCATATAAAAAAATATGGCGATGCTTTTATTTCACATCGTTCAACTACTTTATTACAAGATAATAATTTTTTAGATTTTAAAAATTATGTTGAACTTAAATCAAAAGAATTTTTAGATCATATGAGTTATGATTTAAGATATTATACTACTATGTTTTCTCAAATGTGGGTGCAAGAGTTTGCAAAAAAAGGTGGGGGTCACCATTCAGTGCATTTACATTCTAATCAACATGTATCCGGTTTTTATTTTTTAAAAGGTAGTGATAAGACATCTCACCCAATATTTCATGATCCAAGAACTGCAGCTCGTTCAACAAAATTAATGTTAAAAGATAAAGTCAGTGGTACTTCTAGTGGATTAGGCACTATTCGTTTTAAACCATCACCAGGCTTATTAATTATTTTTCCAGGTTATTTAGAACACGAGTTTAGTGTAGATTCTGGTATTGAACCATTTAGATTTATACATTGGAATATGCAAGCTGTTCCGAAAGAAATGGCAAAAGATGTTTAAGGTAGTAGATAATTTTTTAGACGAACAATATTTTAAAGAGATTAAAGACACTATATCAAGTTTTGATTTCCCGTGGTTTTATACTGATTTTATTTCTGATGAAAATGATCCTAAAGATTATTATTACTTTATGCATTTGTTTTATCAAGCCAATCATGAAAATAGTAATTACTATCATATATGGAATAAATTTTTGCAAAAGATAGAGTGTAAGGCGATTATAAGAATTAAAGCAAATATGTATATGAATGTAGGTAAAAAAAGAAAACATAAAAAACATACTGATTATCCCTATCCACATAAAGGATGTCTTTTATATATTAATGATAATGATGGTGATACTTTTTTTGAAAAAGAAAATGTACAAGCAAAAGCTAATAGAGTTGTATTTTTTGATCCACATAAACCACATTCAAGTTCTTGTTGTACGGATCAAAAAAGAAGATTAACTGTAAATTTTAATTATTTCTAAAATGAATATACTTTCAATTTATGCATCTCACGATGGATGCGTTACATATATTAAAAATAATAAAATAAAATTTCATGCACAAATAGATAGATATAATAGATTTAAATATTTTGCTTTTCCAAACAAGAATTTAATACAAGAAATAGAAAAACTTAAAATAGATAAAATAATAATTTCCCATACTCACTCTAATCATTGTTTACAATTATGGGGTCATATAATTAAATATAATAGTAAAAAACTTAAAGACATAGAAATAATATATTACGGTGATAAATTTCATCATTTGTTTCATGCATATTGTGCTTTAACTTGGAACAAGAATATAAAAAATATTTTAGTTTGTGATGGGAGAGGAGCTAGATTTGAAGACTTTTTTGAAAACGAAAGTCTTTATGTTTATGATAAAAATTTAAAACATATACTTACTGAAAAAAATAAAATTTGTGAAAGATATGAACAATTTACTATTGAACATTTTGGAACCGGACACGATTGTGGAAAGACTATGGCTTGGAGTTTATATGATAAAAGACCTGCAACAATTCAAAATAATTTTGAAAACGAATTAACAGAATTTATAGATAACAAAAATATAAGTGGTGATTTACATTTGACAGGAGGGTGTGCTCAGAACGTTATTAATAATTCAAAATTACTTTTAAAATTTAATAATTTATTTTGTGATCCGTTTAACGGAGATTTTGGATTAAGTCTTGGTGCTGCAAATTTTTATTTAAATAATAAAATAACTAATGATAAAATTTATTTAGGTATACCACAAGAACTAGATACAAGTATTTTTTATCAATATAATATTGTAGACACAACAACAGAAGAAGTATCTAAAATTTTACTTAATGAACCAGTTGCAATCTTTCAGTCTAGAAGTGAACAAGGTCAGCGAGGACTAGGAAATAGATCTTTGTTAATGAGTCCTATAAATAAAAAAGCCCATAATAAATTAAATCAAATAAAAAAAAGAGAATGGTTTAGACCTTTTGCTTGTTCTGTTTTAAAAGAGAAAGCTAAAGAATGGTTTGAGATGTTAATAGATGAATCTCCACACATGATGTATGTGTTTAAAATAAAGAAAAAAAATATTTTAAAAGCAGGCGTGTCTAAAAATAATGACTCCAGAATTCAAACAGTTAGTAAGAAAAATAATTTAAATTTTTATAATCTATTAAAAACATTTTATAAATTAACTGGTGTGCCTATTTTAGTAAACACTAGTTTAAATTTACCGGGTGAAGTATTAGTTGAGACTATGTTAGATTTAAAAGAGTTATTTGATAATAGTAAACTAAATTATATTTATTTACCTGAAATAAACAAACTAATAAAAAAATAAATGAAGTTGAAAGAATACAAATTACCCAAAGAAAGTTTTATAGGAGGTTGGTTTATACCTTCAAATATTTGTGACAAATTAATTAATTATTATGATAAATCTAAAAAAAATGTCATTGTTGGTACTAACGCTAGTTTTGTAGTAAATAAAAAAATAAAAGATTCATTAGATTTAGTAATCTATAAAAATAATCAGGACACTGAAATAACTGAATATTTAAAATATTTACAAACTGTTTTAAATTTATATATAAAAAAATATCCAGAGTTAGATACAAATCAAAGGTTTGAATTTTATAGAGCTAACATTCAAAAATATCCTAGAAAAGGTGGTTTTAAAAAATGGCATAATGAAAGGGCAGGTATAGCATCTTCTAAAAGAATATTAGTTTTTATGACATACTTGAATAGCATACAGAATGGTGGTACAAAATTTAAATACCAAAAAATTACAACTCCTTCTAAAAAAGGGTTGACATTAATTTGGCCAACTGATTTTACGCATACACATAAAGGAGAGATTGTAGATAAAGAAAAAATGATAATGACTGGGTGGTTTGAATATATATGAGTTTTAAAAAGAAAAAATATACAATAATTAGAAAAGCTATATCACAAGATTTAGCATTTTTTATTGCAAATTATTTTAATATGCAAAAACAAGTATATGATACTTGTAGAAAAGAAAGGTACTTTTCACCATTTGAAAATATCATAGGTCATTATGAAAACAAAGATGAACAAATTCCAGATACTTATTGTCAATATGGAAACATTGCCATGGAAACTTTAATGTTAAAATGTCAACCAGAAATGGAAAAGGCAACAGGATTAAAACTATATCCTGCATATACTTATGCAAGAATTTATAAAAAAGGTGATGAACTTAAAAGACATAAAGATAGATTCTCTTGTGAGATATCTACTACCATGAATCTAGGTGGTGATGATTGGCCAATATATTTAGAACCATCTGGAGAAGTCGGTAAAAAAGGTGTTAGAGTAGATTTAAAACCAGGAGATATGCTGGTTTATTCTGGCTGTGAGCTAGAACATTGGAGAGAAAAATTTAAAGGTAAAGAATGCGTACAGGTTTTTTTACATTATAACAATCGTAAGACCCCAGGAGCAAAGAACAACATGTTCGATACGCGTCCACATTTAGGTCTTCCTTCTTGGTTTAAACGATGATATAATCTTTAGATGGAGACTGTGTCACCACCACATACCACACAGTCTCCTTTTAAGGATTATACATTATGTTACAAAAATTAGGATTTTTACCCGGATTTAATAAACAAGTTACGCCTACAGGAGCTGAATCTCAGTGGACTGATGGGCAAAATGTTCGTTTTAGATACGGTACTCCTGAAAAAATAGGTGGTTGGAGTCAATTAGGAGAGTCTAAATTAACTGGTGCAGCAAGAAAACTTCATCATTTTGTTAATTCAGCATCAACTAAATTTGCTGCTATAGGCACAAATAGAATATTGTATGCATATTCTGGTGGTGTGTTTTATGATATACATCCCTTAGTTAATCCATCTGGCACAGCTATTACTAGTGCATTCAGCACAACCAACGGATCACCTACGGTGACTATAACTTTTTCAGGATCAACTACATTTCAAGCAGGGGACATTATATTATTTGGAGATGCCTCTACATTTACAACTATAACTAATTCTAATTTTGTAGCAGCAGATTTTGTTGATAAAAAATTTATGGTAACCAGTGTACCAACAAGTTCTACTATTACAATTACAATGCCTAGTAATGAAACAGGAAGTGGTGCTACTTTATCTGGCGGTATAACTTTTTTTCAATACTACCATGTAGGACCAGCTGAACAACTAGGAGCTTTTGGTTGGGGTATATCACTATGGGGTGGAACAGTTTTAGGTGCAGCTACAACAACTTTAAATGGAGCATTAGCTGATGACACTAATGGTAATAATGGATCAGCTACAGAAATAACTTTAAATAGTGTTACAGGTTTTCCAACGACTGGTACAAACCATGTTCAAATAGGTGGAGAAGAAATATCTTATACCGGAATTACTGGAACTAAACTAACTGGAATTACTAGAGCTGTAAGAGGTTCTACTAGATCAGCACATTTAAATGGTTCTACTGTAACTAATACATCTTCATTTACAGGATGGGGATCACCTGCAGCCAACACCGATAAAGTAACAGATCCTGGTTTGTGGTCTTTAGATAACATAGGAGCTAAACTTATTGCATTGATTGTAGGAGGTTCTGCATTTGAATGGGATGGTGATGCAGCTAATGCTACATCAACTAGAGCAACAATTATTGCAGGTGCACCAACAGCGTCACGTGATATGTTAGTATCTACGACTGATAGACACTTAATATTTTTTGGAACTGAAAGAACTATTGGAGATACAACAACACAAGATGATATGTTTATTAGATTCTCATCTCAAGAAAATATAAATGATTATACACCAACAGCGGTCAATACTGCTGGTACACAAAGACTGGCCGACGGATCACGGATCATCGGAGCAGTAGTTGGTAGAGATGCTATTTATGTTTGGACTGATACTGCATTATTTACCATGCGTTTTGTAGGCGGAGATTTTACTTTTGCCTTTGCACAAGTGGGAACTAACTGTGGATTGATTGGTAAGAACGCAGCTGTAGAAGTTGATGGTGCCGCTTATTGGATGTCTGATAATGGTTTTTTTAGATACACTGGTAAACTAGAATCTATGGATTGTTTGGTTGAAGATTTTGTTTATGATGATTTAAATACAACATCTAATCAATTAATTTATTGTGGTATTAATAACTTGTTTGGCGAAGTGGTTTGGTTTTATCCAACATCTACATCTAACGTAAATAATAGAGCAGTGTTCTATAGTTATCTAGATTCAACAATGAAAAGACCAATATGGTTTACAAACGATAGCACTCTTTTTGCAAGAAGCACGTGGGAAGATTCTGCTGTATTTGGTCTACCGCATGCAACTAAATATAATGCAGACGATGATAATTCATTTGACGTTACTGGTAATACTGATGGTACAACAATATACTTTGAACACGAAACAGGTGTTAATCAATTAGAAGCTGGAGCTGTAACAACAGCTATTCCTGCTGATATTACTTCTGGAGATTATGATATTACACAAAAAGTTGTTAGAGGAGCTCAAACTAGTTTAGGTGATCTTAGAGGAGATGGTGAAAACATTATGAGAGTTAGTAGAATTATACCTGACTTTATCGCTCAACAAGGAAGCACTGTTGTACAATTAGATTTAAGAAATTATCCTAACAATACAGCAGCTAGTTCATCGTTAGGACCATTTACAATTACATCAACTACGACAAAAGTAGATACACGTGCAAGAGCACGAGCTGTGGCTCTTACTATAAAAAATACTGCCGTAGATACAAGTTGGAAATTAGGGACTTTTAGGCTAGACATACATGCTGGAGGAAGAAGATAATGGAAGCTTTGTTTGCATCATTGGTAGCTAAATATGGTTTTGACGTTGCCGCTAAAATGTTAGGTTTAGATCAACAAACAGATAATCCTAAATATACTTTTGGAATGCCTTTTACTGGTAAAGAAATAAGTTTTGATCCTGTTAAAACTTTAGGAAGATTTGGTTTAAATAAAGTTATGAGTGGTGGTATTGGTGGTATGGCTGTTCCTGCAGCTTTTTTAGGAGGAGCGGTTATGTTGGGTAGAGCATTTGATCCAATAAGACCAGGCTCACGTAATTATAATCCTAATCTTGCAGGACAAATAGACTATTTAAATTTTAATAATATGATTGGTAGAGATCAAAATTCAGGAGGTTTAAAGTATGGACCAGGATCTGTGTTAGCTGGTCAAAATGTAATTTCAATGTTTGGGACAAATGATTATCAAAAACAATTAGATAAAAAAGTAGATTATTTTGAAGATAGAATAAAACAAGGAAAAAGTTATAGTAAGAAAAACTATGAAAAAGCTAAAAAAGAACAAGCGGCAATTCAAGATTATAACGTACAAAAAACTATAGAAAAAAATCAATTTAAAAATTTACAAAATATAAACGCTGGTGGTGATGGAGGAGGGAGTGCACAAACTTCTGGATATTCAAATGTAGATGGTGGACCTGTTAGTAACCGAACGGGTAGAGGAAGACAAGGTTATGGCAAAGGAGGCATTGCAAGTTTATAATGGCTAAGATAGTACAAACATTAACAAGAGCAAGTGATGAATATCAAGTAGATGTAGCACAATCTTTAGTTAGAGATTTAGATGCAGTTATTGAGAAATTAAATACATCTTTTCAACAAGAGATAAAACAGGAGATAGAAGCTAAAAGTTTCTTTTTAGAATAATGGCAGTAGTAAATGAATATAAATTTGTAGGATTAAATGCTAATACAGACAACACAGAAAAAAATCCTTTTGGGACAAACAATCCTTTGGTAAGTGAAACATATATAATTAAATCTATTTTAGTTTCATCTGCTGGAACACCTAGTCCAACAGTAACTAACAATGGTATTGTAGTTATTAAGTCAGCAGCTTTAAGTGCTAATACTACAGTAGAATTATTAACCCAACCACTTATCGTGACAGGAGGGACAACATTAACAATCAAAGCAGGTAGCGCAGATGCCTTTACATTTGGAGTCAGCTATCTAAATATTAAGAAAGAGGTAACAACATAATGATAGAGCTAACACCAGAAAAGATAATAACTACAATTAAAAATAAAAAAACAGGTGAAATATATAAGGATGAGGAAGCCTTAAAGGTAGCTAATATACCTGAAGAGGACGTGCAAAGAGATGTAACAGTTATCATGCCGCCTCTTGATTTAATAGGAAAAACAAAGTAAAGTGGCAAAACCATGGCAATAACAGATATATCAATTTCAGAAGAATTAATGACCAACGCACCATCTATCAAATATAGAGGTAATGAAGGGCCTAAATCACCAGAAGAAATGCAAATGATGATGGTAGATGATATTCTTGATGAAGCGTACGAACAATACATTTATGATTTATTAGAGCAAAGACCTGATGCTACACCGATGAGCAAAGAAGAATTTAAAAGAATGGTTATTGCAGAAGGTATGATGAGTAAAAAAGGTCCAGTATTACCAAGTGATGAAGACCCAATAAATCCTTTTGGTCCAAAACCAATAGGACCAGTTTTACCTGACAGACAGATGGCAGCGTATGGTGGTATCATGGGTATCGATGGTAGAAAACAATATGGTATTGGATCGTTCTTTCAAAAAATGAAAGACAAAGTTGTAGATGACTTAATTCCAAATGAAATAAAAAATAATCCTGTGCTTACAGCTGCACTTGTAGCTGGAGGTGATCAATTATTAACTGGTGGTGCAGGAAGATCAGCTGTATTAGATAAATTAGTTGATTTTAAAGACTACGTAAAAGATAGCAAGGTAGGAAAAGGTATTACTGAATTTTTAGGAAAACAAATTAACCCTAACGATCCAGAATCGCAAACAATTGGTGGTTCAATTTTAAGTAGTATCGGTAAAAATATTGTACCTATAGTAGGAGGTCTTACAGCAGGTTTGTTTACTAAAAATACAGAGTCTGACACACCTGGTTTACCAAGTGATAATACAGCATTACAATTAGCTGATCTTAAAAAATCTGCAAATTTACTAGATCAAAAACAAGGGTTAGCGGCTAATTTAAATTTCTTACCAGACGTTGCAGCTAGAAAATTTACACCAGAAGAAATGGCTATCACTTATGCACAACAAGCAGCTAACGGGGGTAGAATAGGGTTTAGTGAAGGTGGACCTAGAGCAGTGAAAGATTTATCTAACGATCCTAATTATCAAGGCTGGAAAAGAATATATGAAACAAATCCAGATGCAGCTGCTATGAATGAAAATCATAAAC